ACAACGCTTGTTGTTGTAGCAGGTACTGTATACAATACGGTATCGTTTGTAGATGACAGATCAACTTTACTATTTTTATATGTATGTGCCATTAGTCCTTATGTTTTGTTAAGTTAATCATTGCTCCTGCGTTGTCTTCTAGTCTTTTCCAAAACTCATCTAGTGCGTTTGGATGTTCACAGTTAGAACATTTACAAACTGAACAAACACCATTATTACCACAATGACAGTGATGATCGCAGTTTATGCAAGAAACCATGCAGCTACCTCTTGGTTTTCAGTATTGTGATAAGTAATAAGTTGATTTGTTATATCTTCTACTATCCTTTGAAAGTCCTCTTGGCTGTCAATGTATTGGTATATGTATTCTAGGTTTTGTTTACTCGCCATTAGAATCTTTCAGTGCCTGTAAATTTCCCACCTTGACCACCAGTAGGTCTATTACCACCACCTTGTGGTCCTTTACCTGAAGGTTCCTTTTTTGGCGTAGGATTTGTAGGTTTATTATATTGTTCTCTAATATCATCTGCTTCAGTAAAACTACCTATACCTGGTCCAACAGGGCTACCTGCCCCTAAAGGATTTTTTGAATCATCACCTTTTTTATCAGGTGTAAAAGCATCAATTATTGGACCAATAAAAGGAACACCAGTGGCTAAAGATAATAAAGATGTAGGTGTTATGTTATCTGTTATAGCGGTAGCAGTAGGTGCAAGTGCATTATACATATTAAGACCTAAATCATTAAATATACCAATATCTCTCAGTCTGCCATATTCATCGTAGGCTTGCCCAATGCCAGGTCCTGGTGTAAATTTATCACCAAAATTATAACCTTTATAATCGTCTGACACTTTACCTGATTCCACAAGATCATCTAACAATCCTACATATTTTGGATTTTGAAACTGTGCGGTGAATGGGTTTTGATCTGTACCATCACCTAGCAAAGAATACCCTAAATCTTCAGCAGTTTTAAATCCTGCGTCTCCAAAAAAATCTTGAAATGGATAGTACCCTGGCTCTCTGCCACCACCAGCTGGTGATGTGGTTGATGGAGCAGGTTGCGTAGCCATAGGAGTATAATTAGCTTGAAATGCTCCTGGTGTATATGTAGATGCTCCAGAGTAATTCATGTTTAGTTCTGGCATTTGAAACTGGTTTCCTACAAATCTATTTTGAGGAACACCGCTTACAAAATCTGATGCTTGAGGAACATAATTACCTAAAGACGCAACGTCATTTGATAATAGTCCTGCTGATTCTTGTAACTGGTCTAAAAATGTCATCTATATCCTTCTTTTGTGGCTTCTATATCAATACCTTGTGCATCATTCCATGTTGTGCCTTCTGGTATTTGCATATTAAATTTAAAATATCTTGCACTTTTATGGAACGGTATTGTTCCTGTAGCGTGCATGGTTGCAACTGGTGATGTTGTCGATTGTGAATCACCCACTCTGTTGCGTGTAGTTACAGATCCAGTTGCAGATGTTGTATCTACAATAGGTCTAACGTGTGTTACAAGTGACCTGTTTTGTGGAAATATCTCTGTTTCACCAGTGCCAATCTCACAAGCAAGATTTGTTCCTTCAAACGTGCCAAATCTATTAGTAGTGTTAAATACACCAAACGATCTTAAACCACTTACAAATATATCACTATCTAGCGGAACATTAATTGCATCTAGGTCATTAGAACCTGAAGATGGGTAATCGTCAAGTTCATCTAAAGTAAATCCTGGAGATATGTAATTAAATATTATTTGATGTTCTTTTTCTACAATAGACCATCTTTGTGTTTCGTAATTGTAAATAATTATTTTATCTACTCCACTAGCTGATACTGATGGGTAAGACCAACAAACAAGTTTGTTTTCGTAATCTACTGAAGCTCGCACTCTTTCTCGTAATGCAAATCTTAAATCATTAAAGAAAAAACGGTCTACCTTACCATTACCAATAGGTTTAGATGAGTTACCATCAGTAACTCTGAAACCATTTTCAGACAAAAAGTATACAAGGTTACCAACTTTTATAACTGTCTTACCTTGTACTGCTCCTATGTTATCTTCTATACGTCTGAAAGAAAATATAACATTACCACCTCTGTAGTCCATTCTGGTAATTCTGTTTTCTTGAAATACTAAACCATACTGTCCACCAGTCATGCCAGTGATTGCTCCACCTTCTGGCAGTATCTCAGAGTCTGCTTGGTTTACTCCTGCTGTCCATGCAGTAGGTGTATTAAAGGATGACCATTGTACAGTGTTTCTTGCTGTTGGTTGAAATCCTGTAACAACAAAATTATTAATAATAGCAGCGTGTCTAAAAGTAGGCGGTGATCCACTCAATGCTGCAAAGTCCGAAGAACTATCTAATGTCCATGTTCTCGGTGCATCAACACCATTAAATGCAATGACTACCTCACCAAACTTTACAAAATCCCAATACCCATCTGCTGCGGTGTTATATGAAACTCCACCACTTTCATCCACAAATGCGTTAGATGTAAGTTTATACAATTTAGTTCCATCTCCTGCAAAGATAGATACGACACCACCATCAGAAGCAAATGCAGCAGCACCTTGACATCTTGAAGTCAAAGCATCGGCTGATGCTTGTGTAATATTTTTCCATGGTCTGTAACTGTTTACAGCAGGGTATACGTTCTTGGCTTGCGTTGCACCAGGATTTAAATGATCTGGTAAATCAGGCAACCACTCTCCGAAAGGTACTTGCATTATCTTACGTTATCAAAGTTGTTAATATTAATACCTGATCTTTGTACTAAAGGTGTACCGTTATATTTATCTTTATCATCAGCTTCTTCTACTTGTTTTAAAGCAGCTTCGTATTGAGCTTTAAATTGGGCAACAGATCCTTGATCCATACCTCTAATAAATGTAGATGCAAAATACAATGCACCATATAAATACACATCAGGGTGGTTTGTTAAAATATAATTAGTGGCTGTGCTACCATCAAGAGAATCAAATGCTTTGTAAAAAACCAAAGAAGCAGTGTAGCTTGTATCTGGCAACGGACTAAATCTAAAGTTAGAACTCTCTATAGAATATACTTTTGGTGTTCCGCTTTCTGACGAACCTCTTGTTTCATACTGATGAAACGGTGTCATGTATTGCAAAGCAATCTTTGGGTTTTGTACTATGTGAAAACTACGTACTTGCAAAAAACCAGTAGGCAGTGCCTCTGTTTCTGCGTCTATAGTAAACGATGATACGTTTTCCATAGCTCTTATTCTTAATCTACGGTTAAGGTCTGCTTCAGTAAGATCAATAAAGTCATCAATCTCTGATGTAAGATCGTCTCTTGCTAAAAAGTTTGCTATAGCAGTTTTTAAGTTTGTATATGAATCTAATGCCATTATAATCTTTTATCCCCTGTTCTAAAAAACATATACTCGTTGCTGTTTACCATTTCTCTTATTATTTTCTTTTGTTCTTCTTTGGCAACTTTGTACCAATTAGAATGACCAAAGCGTTCTTTGGTTTTAATTTTTAATGCAATAAGAGGTATTTGAGCTATACGTTGTAAGTCACCTTTTTGTTCTTGGTTGTTTTGTGACCATTTATTTTGTTCAAGTATGTTTGTAGTGTCTTGTCTATTGGTAACAACTAACTTGCGAGATCCTCTATCAATGTGGATATGTTGGTTCTTGTCGTATATATTATCCATTATACAACAACAACCGTACCAGTGACAGTTACTGTTGCTGCAAAAGTAATAGGTCCTGCAAAGACTGCACTTGTAATAATTTGATCTTTATTAATTTCGGTATCGTGTTCATGTATGGTTTCACCTGCTGGTGCATCACCAATATACTGAACGCCTCCGACTGAAGTTATTGTTGCCATGTAATCTCCTATTAACTAATTGCGTCTACAACTGATACCCAGACATCTATACTATCTGCTGTTCCAGCTTGTCCTTTTAAGATATCTCCACTTTGTAAAACAAATTTAGCTCCACCCTGTACCAGTTCTACTGAACTTGCAGGTGGGATTGATAAATCTTTTACAATGTATCTTGTAGTCGAACCACCCTCAGATATAAATACACTTACTGTAACTGTAGTGGTTAAAATGTTTGCTAGTCTTAAACCAACTACTGCATCATCACTATTGGATGTATATATTGTAGTTGCTGAGTTTGTTATCTGTACTCCATTTGATTCAAAGTCTTGTGCCATGTTTTCTCCTATAAAGCGATTGCCATTGCTACAGCCAGACCTTTGCTAGCTTTGGCATCTAATTGTGTTTGTATTGCTGATGTTACGCCATTAACATAACCAATCTCTGTTGAAGTTGTAGTTGCTGCTGATACATCACCACTACCATCTGATACTAATGCTCTTGATGCTGTAAGATTTTCCATCTTACTAAATGCAACAGCAGCACTAGATTTAATATCTGCATTTACAATATTAGTAATTGTATTGTTGTCTGAGTCTATTGATTTATTAGTTAGTGTATCTGAAGAACTAGCAGTAATACCACCAATGTCTGATAATACTTCTGTAGTTGATCTACTCTCTAATCCGTTTGCTGTGAACCTAGCATATTCATCATCTGCAACACTAGAGCTATCAATCTTGACTGCGTTTGTGTTACTGATTCCAAAAGTAAGTGTAGCCTGTCCACCAATATCACTGAGTACTTCACTAGCTGATCTACCTTCAATAGATGTACCTGCGACTCGTAAGAAGTCATCATCTACTACACCACTTGTAAAGATAGGAATATTTGTATTGGATATACCAAAACTTAATGCAGCTTGACCACCTATGTCAGATAGGACTTCTGCTGTACTTCTGCTTTCTAAACCAGAAGATGTAAACCTTGCATACTCGTCATCAGCAACAGAGCTGCTGTCTACTTTAACTGCATTAGTATTACTGATGCCAAATGTTAAAGATGCTTGTCCGCCTATATCTGATAAAACTTCTGATGCAGAACGACCTTCTACAGTTGTTCCAGCTATTCTTAAAAAGTCATCATCAGCTACGCCAGTTGTAAACTTAGGTACATTTGTGTTGGCAATACCGAATGTAAGTGTTGCTTGTTTTGCATCCAACTGTGTTTGGATATCACTTGTTACGCCATCTAGTCTTTGAAATTCTGCGTTAGATACTGAACCATCTCCTAGTTTTGCAGCATCTATAGCTGTAGGTAAATTACCAGCAGATACGCTAACAACTAAATCAACAGTGCCATCACCATCTTCATAGGTTGCAGCAATATCAGTTTCAGTATTACTACTAAACATAGCACCAACAATATCTTGTACTGCTTCTGTGCTAAATCCAGCATAAGTCTTAACATTAGCTGCTGTAATTTTTTTTGTCTGTCCTGCGTCTGTATCTACAATAGCAAATATATCATCATCTGCTGGTGATGATAATGCGGTCAATTCACTAATCTTGCTGTCTGCCATGTCTATTCCTTTTTTTCTTTTTGCTTTGTTTTTCTTTAAGTTTAAGAAGTTCTACAAGTTCTTTAAAAGTCATTTGCCTTGACCTTTGTATTTTTTAAAACTTCTTCTTTTATGTTTGTTTTTTGGTCTGGATCTTATGCTTTGACCTATGCTAGTACGTTTTTTTGGTCCAGCTTCATGCTCGACATACGTTTTAGCTTTACGTGCCATTAGTTAGGAATTGGTCTGCCACTAAATACAGTACCAACTGCTTGTTCTAATTTAATGTTGTCTCCTGCCTCCATAAGTATGTACGTGCCATCTTGGAGTTTGATATTGTCATTAGGTGTATCTGTTCGTCTATCTCTGTACCTATCTTGTCCTCTATGTGAAAAGCGTGTTGCAATGCTCATTGTGTAAGTTCAGATACCCTCGCAGTACCATCGGTAGATCCTACCCTTAACACAGCAACTTTTGTTGCAGGTGCTACCCTAAAATACTCAGGTGTAAATGCTGGTACTATAAGACTAGAAGATGTTGCTGTAGGCGATGTTGCGTTCATTTCTACGTAAGCATCAACAGTTGTTACAACTCTTATTTCTCTTGTTTGTGCATCTAGTGCGTTGGATGTTGCAGCCGATGAGCTTCCAACAGCAACAGTTTGTGTTGTTCCTATTTTAAAAGTAGTAGGTGCTTTATAATCAGTCATGTTTACTCCGTAAGTTCTGAAATATATAATGAACCGTTACCAGAAGTTCTAATAGCAGATATGATGTTGCCAGGTGCAACTTTAAAAATCTCATAGTCTTTTGCTTGCAAAGGTGTCATAGCAGTAGTTGCTGTAACAGCAGGATTGCTAATAGATATATGGCAATCTGTTGTTGCGTACAACCTTACATATCTGCATTGTGCAGATATAGCTGAACTGTTTGCAGCACTAGCTGTGTAGTCTACCTTCTGTACTGTTCCTGTT